GTCAAATGGTGCTCTGTAGCATCAGAGACCGGTGAGCCTCCAATCCCTCAGGATTTTCCCGGGTACGATCGATTTTGGGTCGACCGCAGGAGGTTACCTTTCTTTTGGCAGAGGTTAGCACCTTGGCTAACCCCTATCATCGAGCATGGTTCGCAGTCGAAATTCGACTTCACCCGTGTAGCTCACTTTGTTACCAGCAGGAACTTTCCTGCCGGTGACCGGATCGAAAGGGATAACTCTCTACAGAAACATGCAGAGGTTCTCTTCTCTCGTCCTATCGTCGACGACACCCGTTGCGCCATATTATACAGACTCGGCGAGTTTGTTGGCAAAACAGTTAGACGACTCAGACCCGACAATGATCCATCGTCGGGGCATTTGTCTCTGACCTCCAATGCATCATTGGATTCGTCAACTGACAAAGGTGGACGTGCAGCCGAGATCGGAGTAAAATTCCGAAACTGGGCCACTGAAACGTCAAACCAAGACGTGAAATTCACGACCTGGTTTGGTCGGCCTTACCACTTAGTGAGTGGTAGACCGAGATGGCAAACCATGTGCAGGGAGGAACCTGTACATGAACCGCACCATGAAGCCGGTGAAAGCACCGAGGACATGGAGCTCGATCTTGAAAATTTCAAGTATCGAGACCCGCTGTATGGCCTAGATGACACTACTGGATTCCAAATCCTGCAGTGGTCAATTGAGGAAGGGCTCCGACAAGGAAGACTTGCCGGGTCCAAATATTTAGATGAGGACAATCCACTTAGGATCGTCGCTCCTCCCTCAATCAGGGCGTCAGCGATCGGTGAACCTGGTGCTAAAAGCAGGGTTGTCACCGTGGGTGAGGATTGGCTCACACAGATTTTATCTCCGTGGGCCCATCATTGGATTGGTATAATCCGTCATCACCCATCTGCCAAAACGGGTCTTACCCGAGGATGGCAGTTGTTCGAATGGTGTAAATCGCTTCGTAATACGAAGCCGGTTCCCGATCAGAAAACCTACTTCTTAAGTAGTGATCTAACCGCGGCTACAGACCACTGTGAACACAAATCCAGTCAAGCAATGCTTGAAGGATTTATGGAAGGTGTGGGAATGGTTCATTCCACATACTCCACGCTTTGTGCAGAGCTGCTCTGCTCATCTCGTATTTATGAAGGTCCCATCGACAGATTCGTCGACGGGAAAACTCGCCAGGGTGTCCTGATGGGAGATCCTGGAGCGAAACTCGTCCTTACTCTACACAACCTTTGTGCAGAGTATGAATCAAGAATTCGATATGTCTGTAAAGCTATAGACATGTCCGATCACGACTTTCTGTACATGATCAGGAAATCGAGAGGTCCCCCAGCTCTAAGCTGGGTGCACTTCACTTGTTCTGGTGACGACCATTTCGGCCAGGGACCCAAGTGTTACTTGAGTTGCATCACCTCCACCCATTCAAAGAATGGGATGTTGGTATCCAAATCTCAGAACTTTTTAAGTCCGAGAGGCGGATTCTACTGTGAAGAGATACTCTGCACGGTAGGTCTACGTTCAGATCAGATCTGGGGTGTGGACAGCCCCTTCGGAAGGAGGGACTATTTGACTCATCCGCACGTTGATGCGATGAAAGTCCGTCTGTTCTCACCATGTTCAAAGGAACATGAGGGGAAGGACGAGCCGAACCCTGCCATTGGCAAGGCAAGGCAAGCCCATGGCATGTTAGCCTGGCTTGGCGGAGGCTGGGAACTTGCCGTTCCGTTTTTCAGTGCCCGCTGGGAACAGAGAATGTCAGGATTTTTACCTGACGATCTTTCTTCAAGGTATCTCCCAATTAAATTGGGAGGTCTTGAGGTTCCAGCCTACCATCGGAGTTTCTCCGAATTGGTAGACATCATCTTACAGATTAGACCTGAAAAGATGGAGGCGATATTCAGCGTTATGAATGGTGTCGCCGATCCCATCACCGCTCGAGTTCTTGCAACTTTTGCAACTAACTCGAGGGCAAGGGGAGTTTCCACCGATCTGATTCAAAGTCAGATCGAGGAAGTCCTAGGAAACGCGGAGTTGGTCCGCGGTCTGGACGACGATGGATTGTTGTTAGCATCCGGTGTCAGCGAAACTGCATGGAAAGACATGCGGTATCGCGATAAGTGCGAGCACGCAAAGCGTCTGGGACTTATCACAGTGTCCGAAGCTATAAATCTTATAGATCGGCCGTATATCTTTAGGGATCTCTTGTTCCCGGAGATATCGATCCGACACGGAATCGATCCGTATAGGTCAAACCAATATACGTCGATGCCGTGGTCGGTGAGAGAAGAGGTCCTCCTCCACAACATTGAGGAGAACACTCTGCCGGCCCCACAGGGAGTCCCTGTGGATCGGCAAATTCAGTTAATCGATAAGATCGCTGAATGGTGTAAATCTAATGCATCATTAGATATCCCTCAGAACAACTATTGGTTGCCCCGAGATGTCGTAGTGCACGAGACACTCGCTACACTGCGTACGCCACTTTAGCGTTGTGCGCTAGGTTCCAAGCTGTACAATATAGCCGGAGCCATTTGGTACTTGTGTTCCTAGCACGGTATCTTACAG